GCGTCGTTTCTTCCCGTGGAAGGCCGAGCGTATGGCATTAGTTTATTGGAACTCTTGGAGTCGCTTCACGACTTACAAAAGATTACCTACGATCAAATGGTGGATGCGGCGACGATTAAGAATGTCCCGTGGTTTGCGTATCGTCCAACCAGCGGCGTGAATCCTGAAACCTTACGCATTGCGCCAGGTGAAGGTGTGCCCATGAATGACCCAGAGCGTGATCTGAAGATTATGGCGTTCACGTCGCAGAGTGATTCGTATGGGTTGAATATGTTGTCGCTATTGTCGCAGATCCAAGAGAAGGCATCGATGCAAGGCGATATTCAGTTTGGGCGTGTGCCGAAAGGCAAGGCGTCGGCGTTACGAACCGCGTCGGGCATGCAAAGTATTTTATCGCAAGGTGATGCTCGCCCTGAACGGATTTTACGCCGATTCTTTTCTGGGTTCAAAGATATTTACCGGATCATGCATGAACTGAACCAACGATTCTTACCCCCACAAAAACAGTTTCGATTGATGGAGCCAGACCAGCAAGGTCGGAATGTGTACGAATCGGTGGATGATATCGCCATGATTAGCGGACGAATGCAATTCAAATTTACGGCGGGGTCTTTTAATTCAGATAAAGCCACCGCCCAACAAGTCTTACAAACGTTGATGCAGATGTTGATTAATCCGATGACCTTGCAGATTGGCGTAGTGGGACCGCAACAGATTCATAATCTCTTGACGGACTTTATCAAGCTGGTGCAGCACGAACCGTCACGCTATCTCACGCCGCCACAGGACCCAGAAGGACGGCTGGCGATTACGGCGCAAGAAGCCATTAACGTATTGATGAATGGGCGAATGCCACAGCGCACAGTTCCTACTGAAGGCCCACAGCAACACATCCAACAGATCTTAGCATTCATGCAGCAACCGGAAGCGGAAGAGATTGATAAGTTTGTACAGGCGTTGGTGCAAGTCTATATCACGAACGTCCAAAGTCAAGCGCAAGAGGCCGCGCAACGCCAACAGTTATTACAACAGGTGCAACAATTCCAACAATCATTAGGTGGCGGGGGTGGAACGCCGGGTCCGCAAGCGCAAGGCGAAGCGCCGAATTCAGGCGTGAGCGGGAATCCGCAAGTCCAACAAAATGAATTATTAGATGAAACCTTAACGTAGGAGTTTCTCATGGCGACAGGATATGACTGGCGAATTTCCATTGATTTTGATCTCGTGATGATTCGCGACTAAAAGGAGGGTGTATGTCAATTGACTTAGCAGAGGTTCGCGCGGCTTGGGCGCTTCGAGAGCAGAGGGAACAGCCAGAGTCACAAGTGCGAGTGATAGCATTGTCGGATGCGTGGGTGGATTTGCGTGGCACTATCCACCAGGAAATGGGGGCGATTCAAGCCAAACTTGACGCACATCTGGATAGCATGAAATACTCAGGTGATTATTCGTATGAATATTTAGCTAAACAAAAGTCCCTACTGGATATTATTTCCGCAGAATTATTGCTGATACAACGTCTGGAGCGAACAATCGCCGCGTATCACGAACACGGAGGCGAGCATGGCAAAGAAGACCAACTTACCTAAGGATGTTCCACTAGGGTCTGCGGAAGCACGCCGGATCTTTCGAGATATCGCCAGCAATTTCAGTAAGTTAGCGGGAACGGTTTCAAGCCGTCCTCCCATACAGCAAGAAGCGGCCCCGCCTCCAGCTTCACCCTCTCCTAAGAAAAAACCTAAGCCTTCCACTCTTCCGCCGATTGTCACATCCCCAGCAAGCGTGACGTTCAAGCCTGTGAGAGAACAGCGTCCTTCCGTTAAACAGGAGGGGCCGCCCGTGAAGCGTCAAGCCCTTGAGAAAGAACACCTGACGACAACAGAGACGAAGGTGCGGAAAGAGCAGCCTACGAATTTTGAAAAGATTACGAGCGCGATGTTTGAGTTAGTGAAAAAGATGCCGGCACCGCAACCGAAACCTATTATGCGACCGATTATCGCTTTGAAGAAATTTAAGCCCAAAAAAGTAAAGAGTAAGACGATTGACGATAAGTTTATTTAGGGGGTGTGGATGGGAAATTTCGAGGGCGAACCAAGTAAATCGACATCGCATGTTGAAGGGATCTCCAAGAAGGGCATGAAGCAGGACCCGACGACTGGATCGATTAAAGAGAAGAAGAAGAAGAAAAAGCAGCCACAAGTGATTGGCGCGTAACACAAAGGAGGCAGTGATGGCACGAAAGAAAGGAAGAACAGATGTTGCGGGGAACAAAAAAAGTGAGTCTGGCAAAATTCATATCGGGATGAAGAACCCGAATATCCACCTGATGTTACAAAAGAAAAAGGGGTAAGCATTATGGCTGACGACATCGTTGAGCGCCAAGAAGAAACGTTTCCTGACCCTGAGATTGAGCCTATCATTGAGGAAGCCCAAGTTGAGGAAGTGGTTAAGGAAGCGCCACAAGAAGTGTTGCCGCCAGCAGAGGAGGTGCCACGATTTGTTGAGGCGCCAGTAATGCAAGCAGCGCCAGTCGTGGCAAAGCCGACGTCGGAAGTGAAGTTCTTCACGACACAGCAATTGCGGCAAGCGGTGAATGAAGGCGTCATTACGGAAGACCAAATGGTCGATCAGATGCAACTACAGAACCGTGAGCAAGCCAAGCAAGAAGCGGTGCGTGCGATGCAAACGCAGACGCAAGAGCAACGCATTGTCGATCAATTGAATGAGTATCGCCAGGTTTACCCTGGGTGGGATCAAACAGGGACACAAGCAAATCAACGTGCAACGCCAGAATACCAACGACTATTAAACCTTGGGTTGTCAGACAATAATACCACGAAGCTCTTGGCGCTAGAGAAAACCTTTGGTCCGATGCAACGTATTAAAGATGCAAGAGCGACACAGACGCGCACCGCACAATTACGTGATACCACGCAAGAAGTCGGCGGTCGAAGTGCCCCGTCTTCTAATCAAAGGAAGAAAGACCCACTCGATGTGTTATCAGTTAGCGAGAAGCGATTATATAAAACGTATATCGAGAAGGGGGTCTATCAAGATTGGAATGCAGTACGCAAAGAAGTGAAGGGAGCCGCCACACAAACGGTGAACCCGAAGCTTCGAGAGAAACATTCGGAGTTGTTACGATGAAAAGTACCTCTCCGACTATCCTGACGCCCCAACAATGGTCCTCGCATGATCGACTCAAGGCGCTGGAATTTGGCGGCAGGAAACGCGGCACCTTAGCCGGGTCACTTGTCTCAGATATGGTGAGCTTACAAAAGACCCTCATCTTGTGCGGTGACTGCCAAGGGAAGTTTGATTACCGACGGTGCGGCTATTATTCCGTTTACCGTTATGAACACCAACCCGTACTCGGCCCATGTGATGTTTGTCGTGTGCAAATTACTGGGAACGATGGTCGATTGTTTTTGCATGAAGAAGTGCGTCCTAATGCCTGGGCGACACCTGATGAGCAGAAGCAGCGACGGTCGACCCAACGACACGTTGCAGCAACCCAGTACAGAAGGAGATAAGATGTCACAATTAGCGTATATTCATAGTGGGGCAAAAACTCGCGTACAAAAGATGCGAGTTGGGATTTCTGTTACGACGCCAGGTGTTCCAGTAATTGGAGCCACAGCGAATAATGAAGGCGTGTTGTTGGGGACCACGACGACATCGGCTGATGCCGTGGGTATGGCCATTGACACCGCCACCTATAACACTGCACAACAATCCGACAATAGCGATCCTTCGCAAACCGTGTCGGTGGTGACGAATGCTGATGCGGTGTGGCAATGCCGGTTGTCGGGTGCTGCCACATCTGGGTCTGCGTTGATTCCGTATTTTAATACGGCGGCTTCCGCAACCGGCATTTTGGTAACGCCATCAGCAACCAGCGGTGGATCGACCGTTGATATGTCTGCTGTTGATGATACTGTGATCTTTTGCTATTCCGGTGCGAACGCAGGTGTTTATCGGCGCATGGAGCCAGCCGATGCAACCGATGTTAATCTTACTCAAGCCTTCCCGTTTGCGATTGCGGCTGATGATTTGTTCTTTGTTTGTCCAATCACGGAAGGGGCTATTCAATACGCCACGCTTACGACAACGCTGGATGAGTACGATGCACTTGTAGCGACGGCGTTAAATACGACACCGACCTGGAGGGCTGTGGAATTGGTGTTGAATGACCTCGGTAATAATGGTTTGCTGAATAGTTATGTTAATTTAATTTGTGCCGATCATGCTTTTGCTGGATCAGCCTTAGCATAAAGGAGTAGTGAATTATGGCAGTACCACAAATATCATCGGATTATACTGATCTTCTTGATCGACGGTTTTCAGAGATTTTCGATTCAACCTATAAACGTTTGCCAGACATGAGGAGTTTGCTTTTTAACGTGCAAACCGCAAGGAAGGGCGCCGACGAACGATTTAGTCAACTTGGCGAATTAGGCGACTTGCAACCATTTGCTGGGAATGTGAGTTACGATTCCATTTCTCAAGGTTATGATGTTACGGCGACACATAAAGAGTATGCCTTGGGGATGCAGATTGGACGTACATTGATCGATGACGACCTGTTTAATCAGATGGATCGTCAGCCAGCGAAATTAGCACGTTCCGCGCAGCGGACATTGGAAACGCATGGCGCCAGAGCCTTAACGATGGCGTTCTCGGTAGATAATTTATTCTATAGTCATTCTGAGGGTGTGCCGTTGTGTAGTAATTCGCATACTACAACCAGTGGGGCATCAACAGCGACGGGATTTGACAACTTATCGACCGCCGCTTTGAGCGCCACATCGGTTGCCGCAAACCGTATTCAGATGCGGAACTTTAGTGGTGATCGTGGCGAGCGGATTAATGTGGAGCCGACTGAGATTTGGATTCCACCGAATCTGTACGAAACCTCATATGAGATCGTCAGTTCACTGGGGAAAGTGAACACAGCCGACAATAACGCGAATGTTCATTACGGACAGTACACCATTTACGAATGGAACTACATGACGAGCGCCACCGACTGGTTCATGATGGACGGTGAAGCGCGGCAAGATAATTTGATGTGGTTCAATCGAATCCCTGTTGAGTTTGCCAATACTTCTGACTTCGATTCGTTCGTGCGGAAGTGGCGTGTCTATACGCGCTTTTCGTATGCGTGGATTGACTGGCGGTGGATTCTCGGGAACGATGTCTAAACGACACAAACCTAAACGACGCAGGCGCCTGGAAGGGCGTCTGCGTGAAGGAGCGATACCATGGCTGAATCGCATTTTGGAACAGTAGTGGCAGAAGGTGGGTTTAAGATAGGGACATCGGCGTCGAGTACGACATTTATTACGGGCGTATACGAAGGATCAGAAACGTATGACGCCGGATCAATCGCTGATGGAAATGAAGAAGTTGGAGAGTTGACGATTACGGGCGCGGCGTTAGGCGATTATTGTCTGGTAAGTCTAAGTCTTGATATCGCGGATCTCGCCGCTGATGCGCATGTCACCGCCGCTGACACAGTGACATATCAGTTATTGAACAACACAGGTGGCGCCATTGACCTCGCCTCTACCACCGTGAGCGTACTTGTAATTTCTACCTCGTAATGAAGGAGTGAACTATGGCGAATCGCTATTACTCCGAATTAAAAGAAGTGCCTGTAAAGGCAACATTGCCAACCCCTCCTCCTGGAACTAAAGGCGTAAAAGATCCTGCACCTTCATTTACGCCTGTGACGGAGGAGCCAAAGAAAGGGATATAGCACATGACGCGGACATTGAAGCCATCACAGCGAACGGCGATTGAACAGGATCTTGTGGCATCGGAGGAGTTATTAACGAACCCGAATATGTCGTCGTACATCACAGACAAGAGTGCATTACGGCGGCAAGTAAAGCAAATGAAAGATACGTTGGATACGCAATCGCCACAGCCTTACGAAACATCGACCGAAAAAAATGCGGCGGTGAAGCGTGAGCGTCAATTGCGTGAAGAATTTACGCAAGGAATTCCATCAAAAGAAGAGATGCGTCGCAATCGTGGTGGAGATGGAACTGTCTACAAACATATGAAGTGGGAGAAGGCGAATAAAGCGAAGATTTTAGAATGGCGAGAAATTATTAAACGCTTGGAGTCAGATTCAGACGATCCCGATTTGACTAATTACGAACGGTTCCGCCCTGAGCGTCCATTCGGGTATGACACGACGGCGCAAATTGCCGGACACCATGCGATGTCGATGCAAGCGAAAGAAAATTGGCCAGACGACTTAAAAGGGCCAACGGTAAAATCGAATTAACAAATAAGGGATAAGTTATGGCCGATTATTACGTTGGAAGCGGAACAGATACATCGCCCTTTGATACATGGGCTAAAGCGGCAACATGGCTTGGCAATATTGCCCATCCATTAACGGCGGCTGACACCGTGTACATTGCGTCAAATCATGAGGATGCTCATGATTATAGTGCCAATGAACTTATTTCAGCCGTTGGCGGGGTTTCTACGCCTGTTGTTGTAATTTCTGTGACCGATGCAACTACAAATTATGCTAAAGCGACCGCGAATCAAATCAATACGTATCAAGACGCGGGATCGAATTACATTTTGTTTTCAGAAAATTGGGCTTTTTATGGCGTCCAGATGAGTAGTAAAGGGATTATTTATTTTGATGGGAATACTGATACCAGCCAATATTTTGAAGATTGTACGTTAAAAGTTGGGTCTGGTTCTTCAATCACCTTCCTTGATTCAGGCAAATACAACTTTAAGGATTGTGCGTTCGATTTTACGAATGATTCTGGAGCGTCAGCCAATAAAGCGTTTTCTTTAGGATATGGGAACATCGTCATTGAGGGTGGGTCTATCGCTAATGGATCAAATCGAACAGGAAATATTTTTGCTGATTTTACGACCGGAGGAACGGCGCGTATTAGCGGATTGGATTGTACCAGTTTAACTAACGCGACAACGCCAGAATTATTTGGATATTCGACTGGCGTAAGAAGCCAGATTCTTTTTGAGAATTGTAAAATGGCGGCAACGCATGTGCTGTATGACTATAATACGGTTATTAAGACAGGAAGCGTGACGATGGTAAATTGTAGCGCCGGGGATAATCCTACCCAATTTCTGTACGCCTCCAAGGAAGGACATTTACGTGATTCAACCGTGACACGTACAGGTGGCCCAGAGGTGCAAGGCATTGCATTTTCTTGGGGCGGGGAAACCGCAACGACAGGAATCGTTACGACGGCGGCTTGCTCTGCATCTAGTCCATTGGTTACGCCGTGGATTAATACCAATATTGCTACAGCGGGCACTTATGATGTTGCGGTCTATATCCAAAATACGAATTCTGACTTTAATGAACTCCAAGTCTGGCTTGAGGTCCAATACCAAGATGACGCGACAAGTCAGTTTTATACATTGGCTTCAGATCGTGAGCCAACAATTACTGGAACACCCTCATCTCAAACCGATGACACAGGCTCCACCTGGAGCACAAGTTATACTTATCATCAAAAACTAGAAATCCAAGGTTTGACTGTTGGTACGAAAGGGATTATGCGCGGAAGAGTCCTTATTGGATTAGCGAGTATTGCGGGGACTAGACATTTTTATATTTCACCAAAATTGGTTGTGACTGATGGCTGATACATTTTATTTAAATGGCGAGTTGCTAGAAGATCCTGCTGATGGGGATGAGTATTTTATTGACGGAGAAGTGTTTGAATCATCTTCGGCTGGTGGGGCTATTATTGCAATAATAAACTCGAATTTAAGAATGCGTCGGGAATGACTTACTTTTTTGCATTCCTTATTTATGCTCTCCTTTCAGGCTCATTGGTATTCGCTGGATGGGAGGAGCAACCGACAACGGTCCCTAATGACGCGGGGATAAAACCATCAGGAATCAGTCCGTCCGCTTTTGCCGCGAATTGGTTGGCGTTTTCGGGTGGAGTGTACGACGATGTAAATCATAATCTCATCGTTTTGGGTGGTGGGCATGCGGACGGAAATGATAATTCAGTTTATGCCTTTAACGTTGATACACTGACATGGGCGAATCTCAAGCCATGGACAAGCGGGCCTGTCGGTTGGGCGACTAATAGTTGCACGATTATTGAAGACCCTATCGGGCATCCTACTTCACGTCACACCTTCCAAAATCTTGTATATATCCCCCCAGAGAATGGGCGTTCTGACCCCCAAATGCTTTTATATGGCGGATCAATTGCTTGTGCGTCTGGCGGGTTTGGGCAAGACACTTGGATATTTAACTTAACCACGAATACATGGAGCAAGCTCTTTGAGACACATGCCTTTGATCCTGGTCCCTGGGGCGCTACGCTCACATACGATACGACGAATAATGCGGTGTGGTCCTTTACGAATGACAATGGTTCGTTGAGACTTCATAAGTTTGATTTATCCACGAATGCGTGGGTGTCTGTTTCAGCATGGCCATCGACTACGAAAGCGACATTATTCGGGACGGCAAACTCTTGGCGATACTCTGCAACATTTTTACCGACAACCGCAAAACGATATCCTGGCCAAATGTTACTTGTTGGTGGTGGAGAAACTAACGATACCAATAGTAACCCTAAGGCCGTCATTGTTGATGTAAATAATCCAACAACACAGCCTCAAACTATTGCAACAGAATCATCATGCACTGAGGCGTTTCGCGCCAAAGCTCCAGGTGTGGCCTACGATATAACGACAGATAAGGTGGTGATATATAAAGGCGCGGTTCCGACTATCGATACAGATACCACCGATGAAGTCTGGACGTTTGATCTTTTGACGTTACATTGCAAGAAGATCGATGATACTGGAGGGCCAGCCTTTCATTCACAACTAGCAGGCGTATTTGGTCGATTTGCGTATATTCCTCATCTTGATAAATTTGTGACATCTCCTGATAAAGACCAGAACGTGTATCTATACACAAACCCAGATACGACGCAAGTTTATATTCCAGACAATACCTGGCATCGGAATGATCTTCCAATTAATCAACCATCGATTGCCCCCGTTGGAACTGGGACCACACAGCCATCGTACACGATGAAACATCTTCGCATGCTTCGTTGGCCTAATGATGGAAAGTTTTATTTATTTGGCGGTGATCATTTAACTGCAACGTTTACGATTGCTGGTGGGAGTGGCGTTAGTGCTGCGTATACCTATGATGTCAAAACAGATACATGGGCGTTAATCCACGATGTATGTCCGACAGAAACAAACCAAGTACGATTGCCAGGGATGGATCAATATCCTGTGGCATTTAGAAATGCTGATGGGAAGTTTTGGTTTTTCCCTGGGTTCCAGTGGACTCATCCAAATCATCCTGGGTGGGAGGTAAATGATTGCCCTGACGGAACATGCATTGAACCTTTAGAAAATAATTCTGGGATTTGTTCTATACAGCCAGATCCCTATTTATGGCAAAACCCTGTAGTGCCAACGGTAGTTACGCCTTTGATTGATTGGGGTTCAAACTATTCATCTATTTCTCCATTTATTTGGAATGCAGGGTTGGGAGCGTTTAATCCGTTAACCGGACTTTATGAAGACCAAAATCTCACGAGAACAGGCCCATGGGCGACTCCGCCAAATGTTCAGACGTGGGGATCAGTATTACACGCTGGGTATGATTTGGCGACTGATACCTTTTGGATGGGGTGCGGTGATAATTCGGCATGTCGGTATGATGCATCAACAGATACATGGGAGAAATTCAAAGATAACTCATTGAGTCCGCCATTTCGCCCTCAGCCTATTTCTCCAATTATGGATGATTCGCGTCGACGTGTGGTTTGGTTAGACCTTCAATCTGGGACGCCTGATGTTGCCCAGATGAAATATATTGATATCGACACGATTGATGCTGAGGCTGGAGGAACCCCATTGGTATGCACTGGCTGTTGGAATGCGTTAGCGACACCGCCATTGCCCCAGGAAAACGATACGAATGGCGCAAGTTATAACGCGGATGCGTTTTTTCATTATGATGTCGGAAATGATAAATATATTTTTGTTGAAAGTATGACGCGAACATTTGCTGAATCCAAATTGCACGTCTATGACCCGGTGTTGGATTCATGGGAGGTTGATAAAGCTATCGTCAAAGATGGGACGGCAACGACCGGGACAAGCCCAGATCCAGAAAGCATTGTCCGTGGGAATATTATGGCGTTTGACCCCGCCCAAAATATTCTTATTGTATTTGGCGGGGCGTTTCCAGAGCCAGATGGGGCGAATCCCAATGTGTGGTGGTATCGATTTGGTCAAAGTATTCCGGCAGAAGAAAGCGGGGTCCCACCTGAAGTGTTAAATCCTAATCCATTAGATCCGTTGAGACCTTTTTGAAGATATTCTTATTAATGTTGTAGGTCGGGGGTGTATAAAATGGGATTTTATGGTGGCGCTATCATTGGAGAATCGACAAATTTAAATGTTTATATTTTATTCCGTGATGCGACAACGCCAACGCAAGGACTTCCAACAATTACGAGAGCGAATATTTCAGGTTCTATACGCCGGATTGGCGACCCATCAAATGATACGACAATTAATGCTGGCGATTTATTGGCGTATACAGATGCGAATGCAAGCCCACATCAAGATTTAGGCTTCTGGGATGATGGGCAAGGTGTCGGCGTTTTGGGTATTCCTGACAGCATTTTAGCGAGAGGGAAAGCCGGTGATAGCGATTTTTTGCCAACAGAGATTCTTATCCATTTAGATATTACTGGCACCTCAGAATACCAATTCCATAAGTCGTTTCCTGTTATTGATCCACGCGAAGTATTTTGGGCTGAACAATTGGTGGACTTAACGACACGCGGGACGCAGACGATCCCTGAGCAATGTCAATATATTTCATTACTTTCTCTTGTCCAGCGAATTGATGGAGTGTCAGTCGCTGGGAAACAGACATTATACGACGAATCAGGAACAGCATTGCGGCAGGCTTTGTTAACCGCGTTGCCCACTGATGCTTCGGTTATTGGTGAGCGCAAGCAATTTACAGTTATCCCTTAGAAGGAGAAAGATATGGCAATGTGGCTTAAGCAATCAACCGTAGTAACAATTAAGTTTGGCCCAGGACTTGATAAAACAGATGGTGTAACGCCAGAAACAGGGCTTGCGACTGCAATGGATAATGCGACGACTGGGATTCGAGTATCTAAAAATGGCGGTAATATGGCAGATAGAAATTCTGCAACGGCACCGACACATGATGAAGTTGGGTATTACAATGTTGAGTTGAGTACGACAGATACAAATACGTTGGGAGTCTTACGAATCATGTTCAATGGGGATACGGTGAATATTCCTATTTGGCAGGATTTTATGGTCCTTGAAGCGAGTGCGTATGATGCGTTATTTGCGGCAGCAGGAACCGGACATATTGAGTGTGATGCGGTACAGGTAGGTGGACAGGCAACGAGCGCGTCTGGGACAGTAACGTTCCCTAATGCGACGTTAGCAAGTACAGCAAATATTACGGCCGGTACTATAACGACGGTGACAAATCTCACGAATGCGCCAACCAGTGGCGATCTTACCGCGACGATGAAGACGAGTGTCAATGCGGAAGTCGATAATGCGTTAACAGTGACGACGTATGCGGAGCCATCAAAAGGTGCCCCAGGGGCAACGGTTTCTTTAAAAGACAAGATTGGATTCCTTTATAAAGCCTGGAGGAATAAAGCGACACAGACGGCGACAACATATTCATTATTTAATGATGATGCTTCAACGGTCGATCATGATGCCGCCGTGTCGGATGATACGGCAACCGCAACACGTGGAGAAATGACGGATGGCCCATAATGGCGATTGATAGTGCAGCGAAGCGTTATGCATTTATGAACTTCGGGCAATCATCCCCAAGGGTGGTCTTTGAGCCTGATGGGGCGGTTGATGATGATGATCGTCGGTTTCTTTTGTCGCTTTATCTTGCGTTTGCGACTCCGCCAACGCATTTATATTCAATGCTGGCATTTGGACGTATCCCTTCACCGTTGGTTTTTGAACCCAATGATGGTGTTGTGAACGCAAGCAATCGCGCAATGATGTTGCACCTTTATAGCGGGAATGAATTGGCTGCACCATCTACGCCTGGCCAATTAATTATATTACTCCAACGTAATTTACAAGGTGGGTTGCAATGAATGTTCTCGCAGGCTCCACAAATGTATCGGTGTATTTTTATATTATGCAAGATGCAGGAAGTGGCGCTCCAGGGGAACCTGTGACGGGGCTACTCTTTTCGGATATTGAGACAGGTGGGAGTGCATCATATTTGCGTACAGGCATGGCACGAACAGATTTTACGCTTGTCACATTGGCATCGGCGGATGCTGCACATACCGATGGAGGGTTCATTCTTATTGATGACACGAATATGCCAGGGCTGTACCGTTGCGATGTTCCTGATGCGGCATTTGCGTCAGGCGTCGATCATGCAATCATTCAATTAAAAGTATCGTCAGGCAAGGATGCTGTCGTCCCTCCGCTATTAATTGATTTAGGGGACGCTGGAGCAAGCCTGACCAATCTTGGCGGCATGAGTACAGGGATGAAGGCAGAGGTGTTAGCTGAAATTAATACATCGATTGATACAGCGATTAGTGAATTATCGCAAGCGCAACCAACAGCAACGCCAACGCTTCGTACAGGATTGATGTTGCTATATATGGCTTTACGTAATCAATTAAATGTCTCAACATCTGGAAGCCCTGATGTGATGGCAATCTATAATAACGCCGGGACCGTGGTCGCCAAGAAACAATTAACTGATGTGGGCGGTGATTATTCTGAAGCAAAAATGGAGACAGGGCCTTGATTGATACTCAAGCAAAACGACAATCAATCCCAGGGGTCGGTCGTCCATGGAAGCGAGGACCAGCACCAGACGCCACTAAATCCTTGGGTTGGCGAGTTTCCGTTGGGAACACTTATTTTGCTGGCGTGCTTGAAGGCGTTATTGGATACGCTGGAGCAGGCTTTCGTGTTACGGCGCCATGGGGGTTTGATACGGAGATGGTTGGCGGCTTCCGCGTCTCGAAAGGGATGGCCGCTATTTTACAAAGTCATGCGATGTTGCGACCAAATAAACCATTGCATAGACGGAAAAGAGTGCGTAGGCGGTAAACAATAAAAATTAAGGGGGGCGTTATGGCAGGAAAAGGCGATACATTTGAAAATGATTTCTTGAAGTTAATTTTTAATGCTACAGCGATTGCAAATCTTGCGGACAACGCGGCGTCTAGCCCCGAAACGAATCTGTCAGTCGCATTACATACCGCTGATCCTACGGACGCTGGGACGCAATCATCAAGCGAAACGGCTTACACTGGATATGCCAGGATTAGTGTGGCGCGTACTAGTGGCGGGTGGACTGTTACGGGCAATAGCGTAAGCCCAGTCGCCAATATTGATTTTGGAGAATGTACGGCTTCGCCTGGTGGGGCCATTACGCATTTTAGTGTGGGTCCGACAGGCGGTGGCGCGACGAAGATTTTATATGCGGGAACGGTCACGCCGAACATTACAATGGCGACCGGTGTAATCCCGCGATTGAAAACCACAAGTACGATTACTGAGGATTAATGGAAGTCGTTATTGAATATGAAGATAGTACAGTGGATGTAGGAGGCGCACAAGATTGGACGACTATGCGAAGTGATGGTGTGCAGAGTGTCACGCTAGTGAATGGTCGTTATAAAACGGAATTCGCTGGCGCGTCATTATATTGGCTCTACCCAGAAGGCGAAACGTGGGTTGCTGGGCAAACCGGCGTAAAGTATGACCCAAACCCTATTGTGGAAATTGTGACGTTACCAGATGGGACGCAAATTGAGCGGCGTTGTCCTTATCTCCCAGATCTTCAACATGCAACCGTAAAACTTGGATGGTGGAATGGCGAAGACGTATTATATACATAACGCTAACGGCACGCATTCATTAGGTACGGCGTTCACGCACCAGATTGCGGCATCTGACCCCGCCGATTCGACGGATACAGTAACGGCGGTTTATGGAGGCGGAACGAATGATTGCTTTTACGAAGAGAATGAAGATACTGTTGTTACACGAACCAGCACTGGGACATTTACGTGTGAAGTCGAAGTTAGTACGGCGACGGCTAGCACCACGATTACCGTCGATTGGTATCGTGTGAATAGCAGTGGGACGATTCAGAACGGTCCCATTAATTCAACAGAAGGCGCACAAAGTTCGGCATCTGCCGGCTCACTCTCCTTTAATGTCACGAACCCCTCGTTAGGCACATGGTCAACCACTGACCGTCTCGCTGTTCGTTACACTATTACGAATAATGCACCGCATGGTAGCGCGAAGGGTCCAACCTGGGATACTGGGACGGCGCTTTCTGAAGTCCAGACGCCATTCACCGCCGCAACCGTTGAAGAAGCAGATGCGGATGCTGCGGGTGTAGCGTCCAGCGATATTGATGGGGTTAATCTTTTTACAGCGGCGAGTAGTGCTATTGCCCAAGCGGCAAGTGCGGTTGTAGGGGTTGGATTTGCGTTGACGCTTGCGTCAGCGATTGGGTTGGCGACAGCGGCAGGCATAGGGGCCACCGTCCTTGAAGGGGATGCCAGTTCATCTGGAAGTGCATCGTCGTCAATGTCCGGGGTCGTCGTTGATACTGGCGTGGCGTCGAGTGATGGCGTGGCCGCAACGGCTGGCGTTGGCGTTGGGTTTAATGAAGCGAATGCCGGAGCCACAGGGGCCGCAACATCTTCGGTTGTTGGCGAGGATGCTAATAATAATATTGATAGTGCTGCAAAACGATTCGCGCTTCTAAATTTTGGACGAATACCCTCTCCGCTTGTGTTTGAGCCAGACGGAACGGTTGACGCGGATGATCGGGCGAATCTTTTATATTTATACGGCGGCAACACATTAGAGGGCGGGGCGTCAATTGAAGAGGCGGATGGAAGTAGCGCAGGCGTAGGATCTGCGTCTGGCGTTGGGGTACACCTTCTCCTTGCTGACGGTTCCAGCGATGGCGTAGGGAATGCAACAGGAGTTAGTAGTAATTTTTCCCAGGCAGAAGCGTCAAGCGATGGCATTGGGAGTGGCGCTGGCGTTGGTGTAGGTTTTAACGAAAGCGAAGCGTCAAGCGATGGCATTGGGAGTGGCGCTGGCGTTGGTGTAGGCTTTAACGAAAGCGAAGCGTCAAGCGATGGCATTGGGAGTGGCGCTGGCGTTGGGGTGCACCTTCTCTTTGCTGACGGTTCCAGCGATGGCGTAGGGAATGCAACAGGAGTTAGTAGTAATTTTTCCCAGGCAGAAGCGTCAAGCGATGGTATTGGAAGTGGCGCTGGTGTTGGCGCAGGCTTTAACGAAAGCGAAGCGTCAAGCGATGGTATTGGAAGTGGCGCTGGCGTTGGCGTTGGTGTAGGTTTTAACGAAAGCGAAGCGTCAAGCGATGGTATTGGAAGTGGCGCTGGTGTTGGTGCAAGCTTTAACGAAAGCGAAGCGTCAAGCGATGGCGTAGGAAGTATTGCTGGGATTGGCGGCAATCTTTATCAGAGTGATGCATCAAGCGTTGGGACAGGTAATGCGATTGGCGTGGGGAGTAATCTTTCCACAGCTAATGCGTCAAGCGATGGAGTGGGCGCTTCTTCTGGAGTTAGTGGAAGCACCTCACAAGCGAATCTGTCTAGCGATGGCGTGGGCAGCGGGAGCGCCATTAGTGGTGCAATCGCTAGCACAGCGTTTTCTGTTGTAGGATCTTCGACGGGCGTAGCGGATGGTGAAGATGCTGCGACAGACTCCGTAGACGGGAATGCGGCAGGCACATCTCAAGCGACAGGCGTTAGCGGGGCAACAAGGCAAGCGGATGGTGGCAGCATCGCTAGTGGTGATGCGAGTGGTGTCGCAGGCTGGACACATCAATCTGTCATGTTAAGTGTTGGCGTTGCGCAAGTCATTGGGATAGGAGAAGATGCTAATGATAACATCCAACGTTCGATTACTAATACAGCGGTTCTCCGCAAAAAAAGATTACGGGTAAGAAAAAGACTTGGGTTTGCCGGTTGACGACGTAGTTTATTACAAAGGAGTGATATTATGGCCTTCCCCTACACAACGTTTGCAAATTTTGAAAATCAAACAATGGGGCACTTTGATGTCGAGACTGATACAGGAGCGCGCTTAGATTTTCCGCATTATACGGAATTAGCGCGGCATCCTCATCTTCCTGCGCCGTATCGTGGGGCGTATTGTATGCGAGTGGACTTAAGCCCCAACACGAATCTTGCGGTGGTGCAAGAAACGGGGAGTTGGGATTTAACCGCAGGAACGGATGAAATATATCTTAGGTTTAAAGTTTTTCTCTCTAAAGATACGGTGATGGCTAATAGCGATGAGTTTGCCATTTTGCAGTTTTGGAGTGCCACGAATACGTTAGAAGCTGGCGTATTTATTAATTACACAACAGCGAATGGGTTTAGGATTGGGATTGGGAGTACAACTGGATCATCTTGGAACTCATGTATATTAGGCCAATGGCATGATGTGGAGGTCTATTTTAATCCTGCGGGGGGGGCTGGTGGAGCTATTGATGCATGGATAGACAGAGGCGCGTTATCGCAAGTAGGGTCATTGACGAATGCGAATATTACCAGTGGGGTTTTAGGCGTCGGGCTTCAAGATGCTGGTACGACAAAAGGCACTATTCTTTTTGACCAAGTTATTGGGCATAAGAATGGGGCAAGAATTGGGTCTGGAGGACAACGATTCCCAAAGCAAATCGAAGTACAAGGCTCTGGCCATGTTTTTGTTGGCCATGGCATTGTTGACAACGTTAGTCTTCTTTCGGGGGGTGCCGCTGATAATGTTCTTCGGGTGTGGGATACCGACCAAGCGGATACGACGAATGCCTCAATGAAGTTAGAATTAAAAAATCTCAATGCGGATGAAACGCCAATCGATCCAGCGGGTGTTCCTCTGGAGATTACGTATGGATGTTATATTGAGTTGAGTGGGACGGACCCGAGAGCGATGGTGAACGTTTATCGGGCGACCGGATATTTTAGTGATGGGGCGGTTCGGAGTTTGTGTTATTAGGGATGACTATAATGGATAAAGGGAGATCTTCATGAGTGTGACAGGGCAATTCACAACGTTTCAAGATTTGTATACCGGCGTGTTGAATGCGGTGCGCTCGCAAACAACACAAGCGTCAACGGTGTCGCAAGCGAAGCGTGCCGTGAACATTGCCCTGCAAGACATGCACTTAGGGCAAGACTACCAATTCTATTGGGCAGAACGGAATGCTACCCTGATCCTCCAACCGCCTTATACAACAGGGACAGTATCGATTACCACGGGCACCACCGCTCTTACAGGCGTGGGAACATTGTGGGATACAGCAGGAACATACGGTGTTAATAACCTGGTCGCAGGCGACAAGATTGTATTGGCGGGAACCGATGTCGTGTATCGTGTGGCGAGCGTCACGGATGACACCAACGCGGTGTTGGATAGCTTGTATGTCGGGGCAACGTTAAGCGGTAGTAGTTACACGACGTTTAAGGATGAATATACGCCAGTCTCAGATTATATGCGCCCCGTAGACATGCGGTTCTTTGACGATAATCATGAAATTCAAATTGTAGATCGTCGCCAATTACGACGAAAGTTTCCACGCAATTCGGTAACGGGACGACCGCAAGCGGTAGCTCAAATTGAACTAGGTCCAAGTAGTAACATGGGAGAACCAGAACTACGCCCACGTCTAGTCTTCACGCCACCGCCCGATGCCGTCTATAACATTCCGTATACGTATATTACTAATAATTTAGTGTGTTGTAGCAATGGCGTTTTCCATACAGAGTTTACTCTTGATAGTGACGAACCGATTGTCCCATTCCGGTATCGCCATGCCTTGTATTATTACGCCTTGAAAATCTTTTACGAACATAAAGATGATGTCCGCGCCCAACAGGCTTTACAAGATTACATTAGTATGATGCAACGTATCGTGAATGACGTGTCGGTGGGCGACCAGCGATTACGGATTGAGCCACGACAATCACATTACACGCATCATGCCGAAGCGCCATATAATTATACAAGTCGGTTTGATGTAAATAATGCGTTTGATCGTATGGAGTAATGTATGCCTAAGCAAAAAGAAGAAGAGATTCGTCGTACACCAATAAAAACGTATCCGGGGAAGCCAAACAAAAAACGAAAAGTGTTGTCGGCAGAAGAGCGACGTAAGCTAGCGTTTCCTAAAACAAAACGGAAAAAGAAAAAGAAATAATGCCGACGCGCACGCAACATATTACACATCGCTTTGATGGGGGTTGGGCGACAGACTTCGGTGCGCTGGTGTCGGGGCTTCCCACGCAAACAAGCGAGATCCGGTTGCCATTCGTTCTCGAAGCGAAGAACATTTTCTGGACGCTTGACGGAGGATTTAGAAAAATTGGAGGAACCGCCGTTGTTGGTGCAGAACAAGAGTCTGGCGCCACAATTATGGGCGTGTATGATTATTGGCGGATTGGGGCATCTGGGAGTGCTACACGGAGAAAGGTGTGCCATGTCGGGACGAAAATTAAAGAAGACCAGGATACAGGGACGTGGCAAGATTTGTTTAGTTCGCTAACGGCTGACGCTCATCCTAATTACAGTACGTTTAATGATTTATTGATTATTGCGAGTGATAGCTCCAGCGCCGCTGACGCCCCAAGATCCTGGGACCAAACGACCTCGCAAAATCTTGCGGGGACGCCGCCGAATTTTGCGTTTAGTGTCGAGCATAAAAATCGGTTATGGGCGGCTGGGGTGGCGACGAATCCGTCCCGTTTATATTATTCCGTGGCCGATGATCCCGAAGATTGGATAGGCACCGGGTCAGGATTTATTGATATTTCTGCTGGCGATGGTGATGAAATTACCGGGCTGGCAAGCTTTAAGAATGAATTATGGGTCTTTAAGGGGCCAAACAAAGGGTCAATT